CTTCAAGTCTTGTTGGTCGTGTGCGGATTGGCAGACAATGAGTCCCTTCTCAACACCAATAACATAGGCAATGACTCCAGAGCCTAAAAAGACTGGAGAGCCGGATGAGGTTTGAGGGAGATCACTGTTCTCGTGAAGGTTAGTGCGCTTTCCACCGGGGAGCTAGAAACGACCACCATGCTGTTTGTAGTGGTAGGTCTCATAGAGGCTCAGGTAGTAAACGGTGCCCTTGTGACTGACAATTTTAGCATCATGGTATCTGTGTGTGAGACCGCAAGTGACGATCTTGACAACACAGCCCACTTTCGCGTTGGAACACTTATTGTAGCGGCATTGGAAATCTCTGGGTTTCTTGAACTCGAGGCAGGCGAAATCTCTCTCGGAGGAGACATTGAACTTGGTGACATCGATATTCCATTACCTTGAGCCTGAGCTAAGAGTGATAGGAGATGTGCCATCGAGAACGTGGGCAGGGCAGATTATGCAGTAACCGCTTTTTCTCTTTTGGACATGGCAACATCCTCCAGTGACATTTCCATCAGATCCAGTGCTGCTTATTTTGTAAGAGTTGGTGTGTATATTGTGGAGCTAGAGAGCATCTCGATACTTGGCAAAAACCTCTTTAGAGGAGAGGGCGGAGCAACGCTAGGCCCCGCGACCATAATTTCCTCTGTGAGAAGGTAGATCTGCAAAGCTAACGCTGGATGAGACACTGACTGGCTCAGATTAGTCAAAGATCGTTGAGTAGGGTGACTTGGGAGCAACCATGACGAGGCCGGAGTTGTTGCCGCTTGTCTTGCTAGTGAAGACCTGGTAGGCAGTGGCGCCGGGCTGGCAACTAATTTTGATGGAACTCCTGGACCTGTAAGTCTCTGCGACCTGAGCACGTCGTTTTGCATCGACATCTCCTGGAATGCTGGCAATCGACTAATCATAATGACTCAAGGTGAGATCACAAACAATCATGTCAGAAACGGCAAGGATGGTGGACCAAACTGGACAGGCTGCGTGGAATGCAAACTGACTGATAGTGCACCATTGCCATTCTTAAATTGACTGGGCAGTGTAATCTCTGTGAGGCCAATGGGGAAAGTAAGTGGAATAGCTGGACATAACGGAGGAGCGGTTGTAGCGCAAGTAGTCATGGTAGGGAGCGCCTGTGAGCATCTGTGACCTGGGAGGCGTTCCGCGAGAGGTGAAATTGAGTGTTTGGTTCAAAATACACCTGTGGGACATACAGAAGAAAAAGGCGAGAAGACAATTGTTCCAGGACCACTCGAAGTGAGACAAGAAGCAGAGACTGGAGAACTGGAAAAGAAGCCTGTCAAAGCTAGTGATGTTCGAATCGAAACAGTGGTAATGGAGACCATTCTAGTGGCCCACGTCTATTTCAGAAGCACTTGGACGCCAAAGGCAGAGAGCAGCTATCATGCAACAAAACAACTTGTTATTGAAAAAGATTATGAAGCGCTCCTCATCGGGCTAGTGCGAGGTGAAAGACATGAGAATGGCACTGAATTGGACGTAGTACACAACCAGCATGCCTCTTTAAGGCGTAGAGAAATAGAAGTTTCGCTGGGAGTAAATAGTCAACAACTCAATGAATGTGACAATAGGGACAATGACATAGGGCCAGTGGGTGGCAGGGATGAACCCCTCACGTTCATAGTGGAGGAGGGCAACACCTACAAGGAGAGGCCAAAGAGAGGTGCCAAAACCGAGGAGCTTATTGATCCAAAGGAGTGCAGCACAGCGCAGGACGACGAATTCTCTAGAGGGAAAGTCTTGGACAATCGACTGGCGGTAGTCATTGTAGTCAGTACCGGAACCCAGGTAATAACAAAAGCCAAGATCCTGTGAATAACTCATGACCTGTCCTGCAATGGTGATCGCGGGAAGATAGAGTGATCTTAGGAGAGTAGAATCTTAGGGTGGTTTCAATCTTGGTTTGTTTTCGCTGGGTAGAGATA